AAGATTTAGGAGAGCAACACAATTTACAATGAAGAATAGTGTAATTTGGGGATGGATGAAAGGTGGATTGAGTTTGGAAAGTAATGAAACTGCACAATTCGTAAAAGATGGAGTTTCGGTATTTGAAAACAATTCAGTAGGAACATTTAACCCTACCCTAAACTTTATCAGTAGAGCAACCACAATTTTAACAAATGACCAACTTAAAACTTTAGCACTTTCAAAGAGTAATAAGGAGATAGATGTAGTAATACCTGAATTAGATAAGCCTGTATGGGTTAATGGATGGACTAGATTCCCATCTAAAGGTAATTAAATTAAAAGGGAGTGAAAACTCCCTTTTTTTATTTAGAATACAAAATCCATAAAAGGTATATTTATATAAAGAATAAAACCGAATAAAAATGGATAGTAAAAAATTAGCAAAGTTAATTCAAATAATTGTAGAAGCGGAAGTTGCTAAAAAACAAGAACATTTTCTAACTAAAATTTTTCCAAAAATTTTGGAAGAAGAAGTTAATGCCAAAATGGTAAAACTTTTAAAAGAAACAAAAAGTAAAACTCCGATTCAAACTACAACTAAAATAAAAGAATTAGATCCTTTTGCTCTTGCAGAATCTGTCTTACAAAAAGAAAGACAACAAACACAAAATAAACCAACAAAAGAGTTTACAAAAAATCCAGTATTGAATGAAATACTAAATCAAACACAACCATTTAGTTCTGCTCAAAGAAGTGGTCTTGGTGGTGGTACTTCAATTTTAGATACATACCAACAACCGATTCAAGAAGCAGCATCTTATGTTCCTTCGTATATGGATGCAGAACCTGATATTGATGAAACATTTACATTTAATAATCCAGTAACTGCACAAGTAGGCTTGGGTGCTATGAGAAATCAAATGGCAGAGAAGATGGGTTATGGTGATTTCGGAGGAGGTGCTCAACGAGGTGGTTTAGGTGTTAAAACTGGAAACGAAGCATTAGATAAAGCATTAAACCGAGATTACTCTCAATTAGTTAAGAGGTTCAATAAGTAATAATGGCATATGTTTTAAATAAAAAGATTGTAAAAGATACTGAAGCATTTAATGATTTTGCTTACGGTATCACTCTACCTGTCCAACGAGGTAATACTGGATATTTTAATCAAGCATTTTCTGTCTTTGAACAAGCAAAAGCTAATTTAAAAAATCTTTTACTTACCAAAAAAGGTGAACGAGTTATGCAACCCAACTTTGGTACTGGATTACAATCTTTACTTTTTGAACAAATGACAGATGATTTTGAAACTAGATTAGAAGAGACAATAACAACTAATGTAAATTATTGGTTGCCTTATATTACTATCAAACAAATCGATATCGAAATGACAGATGAGATGAAAGATAGAAATATAGCAAATATGAATATTCAATTTACAGTTGGTAATCAAATAAATACAGAAGAAATAACATTTACGATACGAGGTTAATTAAATGGCACTAAATAGTACAACAAGAAGAAGTAATCAGGGTAGAGATATAAAATATCTTAATAAAGATTTTGCATCATTTAGACGTAATCTAATTGAATACGCAAAAACATATTTCCCAAAAACTTATTCCGATTTCAATGAGGCATCACCTGGTATGTTATTCATTGAAATGGCATCGTATATAGGTGATGTTCTTTCTTATTATGTTGATGATTCATTAAAAGAATCAATGATGTTATATGCAGAGGATAAAAATAATGTTATAGCTCTTGCAAATTATTTAGGATATAAACCCAAAGTAACATCTCCTGCAATTACAAAATTATCGGTATACCAATTAGTACCGGCAACACGAACTGGAAGTGATATTAAACCTGATGAAACTTATTTTTTAAGAATTAAAGAAGGTATGTTGGTATCCGGTCCAAGTTCTATTATATTTAGAACAACTGAAATGTTAGATTTTAGTGTTGAAGATGAAAGAGAAATAAGTGTGTATAGAACTGATTCTTTATCAGGAGAACCTAATTTATATTTGATTAAAAAATATGTTAATGCGATTTCAGCAACTTTAAAATCTCAAAGTATAAGTTTTGGTTCTGCTCAACAATTTTCTAAAATAGAAATAGCAGATACAAATGTTATTGATATTTACGATGTTCGTGATTCAAATGGAAATAAATGGTATGAGGTTCCATATCTTGCACAAGAGATGGTTTATATAGATTATCCAAACTCCGAACAAACCGATAAAGATTTAGTTCAATTCAAAGATTCGGTTCCAAATGTATTAAAATTAATCAAAACTTCTCGTAGATTTGTAAAACAAATAAACGAAAATAATACAACTACACTTGTATTTGGTGGGGGTATGAGTACGAGTGATGAAACACTAATACCAAATTTTAAAAATGTGGGATTAGGATTAAATTCATCAATTAGTAAATTAGGTTCATCATTTGACCCAGCAAATTTCTTAAAAACTAACACATACGGTCAATCACCTTCTAATACAACACTTGCCGTTTCATATTTAATTGGTGGTGGTATTAGTTCAAATGTACCCAAAGGAGATTTGACAAAAATTGATAGAATTGAATTTGATGATGATACAACAACTTTTACACCTGATGAATTACGATTATATAATTCAATGAAAGCATCAGTTGCAGTAGATAATGAAATTCCTGCAACCGGAGGTAGAGGTGCAGAAACTATTGAAGAAATTAGAGAAAATTCACTTGCAAATTTTGGTGCTCAAAATAGAGCAGTAACTCGTAAAGATTATCAAGTAAGAGCATTATCATTACCAGCAAAATATGGTGGAATTGCAAAAGCATATTGTGCACCTGATGGCGAGTTGGATAATAATTCACCATCTTCTATTCTAGCTAATCCTGATGTGTTGAGTGAATTTACTGGTTTAATTACCGATTTAAAAAATAGAGAATTAACTGAAGATCAAATCAAAGAAGAAGTTCAAAGATTTTTAATTGGTAAGAAAAATAATATACAAGAAAAAAATAATCCATTCGCAATTAATTTATATGTGTTAGGATATAACTTAAACAAAAATTTATCACCTCTTAATAGAGCGGTTAAAGAAAATCTTAAAACATACATGAATGAATATAGATTATTAACCGATGGTGTAAATTTATTGGATGGGTTTGTGATTAATATTGGTGTTGATTTTGAAATTAGAGTTTATGGTGGTTATAACAAAAGAGAAGTTTTAACTCGTTGTATTACCGAACTCCAACAATACTTTAATATAGACAATTGGACATTTAATATGCCAATTAATATTTCTGAAGTTGAATTATTAATTGCAGGAGTAGAGGGAGTTCAGTCCGTTCCAAAATGTGAAATCGTAAATAAATGTTTAGGTAGTTACTCTAAAAATTCATATAATATTCGAGCAGCAACAAAGGGTAAAATGGTATATCCATCATTAGATCCATCAGTATTTGAAGTTAAGTTTCCAAATAAAGATATTAAGGGGAGGGCTATTTAATGTATCATTTTTTAACGGCATCAAAAGATGCATCAATATATTTACAACAACCAACCCAGAATACTGGATTAGATGAAATATTAGAAGTTTCTAAAACTTATTATGGAAATCTTAAAGATGTTGCTCGTTCTTTTATTCAATTTAATTTGAATTCACTTTCATCATCAATAGTAAACGGACAAATAACTATGAGTTCAGCCGAACTCATTTTACATGAGGCAGAGGCATCTGAAATTCCTTTATCATATACAATATATCTCCACCCAGTTTCTCAATCGTGGGAAATGGGTATAGGTACACGATTTGATGAAATTTCAGGAGATGGTATAACGTGGAATCATAAATCAACTAACACCAATTGGTTATTAGCAGAATCCCTTTCATTGGATTCTACTGGTTCTTACAATGGTAGAGGGGGTACTTGGTATACAAGTTCTCAATCCACCCAATCATTTGAATACCAAACAGCCGATTTATCAATTGATGTAAAAAATACAATTCAATTATGGTTAAGTGGTTCACTTCCAAATAATGGATTTATTATTAAATACGATTCTGAGTTTGAAAATGACCAAAATGATTACGGTCAATTAAAATTCTTCTCAAAAGAAACAAATACAATATATCAACCAAAAATAAGAATTGGTTGGGATGATTCTAGTTTTACAACTGGTTCACTTACCGAACTTACATCTGATGATATTCATGTGACATTTAAACGATTAAAAAGTAGATATAAACAAGATAGTAAACCTGAAATTAGAGTGTTCGGTAGAGAAAAATATCCATTAAGAACTTATACTGATTATTACACATATAATGATTTAAAATATTTACCATCAACAACATATTACCAAATTAGAGATATTGTTACTGATGATATAATTGTACCATTTGGTGATTATTCAAAAGTTAGTTGTGATTCTAATGGTAACTTTTTTAAGTTAAATTTACAAAACTGGGAAACTAATAGAGAATATTATATTGAAGTAAAAATAGATAGAGATGGTGTAATAGAATACTTCTCAGATAGAGATTTAACATTCTTAGTAGAAAAATAATGGCATTAAGTAACGAATTCATATTATCAGAACTTATAAAAAGTGGTTCAGCAGCATTAAAACAAGAGGTAACTCCTGAAGGTATTATCTTATCAGATACTGCAGTAGATACTGATGGTTCTACATTTGGTTATGTTGAAAGACCAGTTTACAATAATGAACAACTTGTAAAAGCAGTTGATACAGTTGTAGATGAATTAATAGGTCCTCCGCAAATAGAAGCACCAGCTGTTGTATTAAAAACAATTTATGATGATTTACGAAGATTGTATAATCAGGCTTTAAATGACATACAAGATTTACAAGAACAATTAGATCAATTACTCGTAGAAAACGAAACACTTAAAACTGATATAGAACAATTACAAATTCAAGTAGATTTAGAAAAATTATTAAGGGCATCTGCAGATAACGAAAGAGATGCAACAAATCAAGTATTACAATCAGTAACATTAGATTTACAATCTGCACTTTCTAAAGGTGTTAAAGAGGCTATAGAGAGAGTTTCGCGAGAAGCATCTCTACAAGGTTTACTTGCAGAAAAAGAGGCTTTTATAGCATTACAAGAAGAATCAAAAAGTACAATTGATAGAGCAAATAATACTATTGCAACAATACAAGATAATTTAGTTGCTGCACAAAATAATTTTGCAGATGCCGCTAATGCACTCAATGAAAGAAATAGTGAAGGAAGAGGTACTATCATTTGTACTGAAATGTATAATCAAGGATTCATGCCACAATTCATTTATGATATGGATTCGAAATTCGGTGATATTGTACTTCAGAAAAATCCTGAAGTTATGTATGGATATTGGATATGGGCACAACCAATTGTTGATAAATTAAAAACATCTAAATCTTTTTCTAAATTTGTTTACAACTACTTTGTTAAAGATTGGTCAGAATACATGGCGTATGAAATGGGTGTTTTACCAAAACAAAATTATAAGGGAAAATTCTTACACAAATTCGGTGAGAAGTTTTCAATTTTAGTATATAAAGTGTTTGCAAATAAGAACAAACAAGTATCATGGCAATAAGAGGATTCAAGGAGATAATAGATAAAAAGGGGTTTAGAGTAAACGCCAAAGATAGAACCATTTTCGAAAGAGAAATTGGTAAATCATATTTTGGTCTTGGTATATCTGATATGATTGAATTTATTGTTTATGATTCGAATGATAACCAATTACCACAAGGAGATTCAGGACAATTAGTTAGATATATTCCATTAGATATAGAGAATATTAGAAAATATTTTTTAATTACTCAAAACAAATCAAACATGAAAATGAATGGGGCGGATGAGTATATTATTGATATAGAAAAACTTATTACTGAAGCAGGATATTCAAATGGTATTTTTAAAAGTCAAGTTTCTTTATTAAACAGAAGAGTTGGTTCGGAAACGATTGATAAAGATAAATTATGGATTCATGAAATATCACCATCTCGTACCGAAATTCGTATCCTTCCTATGGAAGACGAAAACGAATTAGTGTATGATGATTTACAAAAAAGATTAAATATTTTATTGGATGGTAGAAATTTTAGAGATGATACCATTTATTTCGTAAAATCTATGGTTGAATCTATTAAGGTTGAAGAGGTAATAAAAACATTTCTAACATTAAATGGTACGGTTACATCGGGTGAAAATTATGTAAAACTAATTCAATCAGAATTTAAAATTCAAAGTTGGGATTTATTTTTAAACCAACTAAGAGAAAAGTTAATTGAAGGTGCCCAGTATTTTGTTGAAAATAAAGATTGGAATATTTCATCTAACAATTATGGTAAACCACTTTCTACTCCAAGAGATTTAGAACTTTCGGTAGAAAAAATTGTAGAAACTTTAAATTCAATTCTAATAAAAGTAATTGATAAATATCTACCAAAACGATCATATCAGGAAGAGAATATTTTAACTTTAGATGAGCAAATAACATTAGATGAAGTAAAACAACTTTTAAAAACTGTTACATCAGGAACCAAATATGATACTGATTTATTCGTAAATCAACCAGCTGTAGTAAAAGGGTGTACTAATCCAAACGCAAAAAATTACAATCCACTTGCAACTGAAGATGATGGTAGTTGTGTTTTTGAGAGAGGTACAAGTGATGGACAGATTCCACGCACTTCAACTGGAGCCAATTTGATAACAAAAACTTGGTACGGATGGAAAGACGGTTCTAAGGTTAAATATTTATCTGAAAATGGTGGAAGTATGCAAACATTTAATGAGTTTGACGAATTTAAATTAACATACTACGAGGGTTCATTTGATATTTCAGCAGGTGGAGATGTTAGAGATGTACCTAAAACTTCTGTTGATAAAAGTAATGAATCTGCAAATAATGCAACAACTGGTACTACAATCGGTACAACAACTGGCGGTGGTGCTAGTGGTCCTACTACTACAACCGGCGAAGGATTTATGGAAGATACTAGAGGACAAACTGGTCAATTTAATTATGGAATTGCTGGAGGGGCTAGAGGTCCAAGAAATGCTCAACAATAAAATAATATTAAAATATTTATATAAAATAAAATTAAGATAATGGCCGTAGTAGATGTTTCAAATATTGGTGTAGGGGATGTTATAGCAGGTGGTGGAATAGGACAATTCAACCCAAACAGTCCACTTACAGCTACTCAACAAGATGCTGCAAGTCTTTCGGAAAGTGATGGAGGAGGAGGTTCAGGGCAACTTGGTGAAACCACTACCACTACTATTACCGATACTTCGGGTGCAGTTACTAATGTACCAACAAGTAGAACAATTTCTTTTACAATAACTTCATCTCCAATTGGTGCAAGTATTTTACTTGATGGAGTTAATACTAATCTTATCACACCCCATGTTATGAAATTCGAAGAAACTGAATTACTAACCCCAAAAATTATTACAGCAGTTAATGGTACAAACAATTCACAAGAAACATATATTCTTTCATCAGAAGTAGTAACTAATGTAATTGGAGGAACTGCCGGAGGTGGTGGAGGACAAACTTCAGCAGGAGGAGCAGGTGATACTGAAATAACTCCCGGTGAGTTTAGAACACCTGAATTTGCAGTAGCTGGTACTTCAAGAGATAGAAATAGTGCACAACGATAAATAAATTAATAAATGGCTATAATTACCACTTCATATAAAACAACTATCTTTAAAGAAAATGAGGGAGTGGTTCGCGTTATTAATCCAACCGATGCTCCTGATGTAACTATACAATTTACATTTTCACCTCAACAAGAAAACTCAACACAACCTCTTGGCGGAACTGAAATTCGGATTGATGCCGATGTGTTTATTGGTACATCTATAAGATATATTACCGAATTTGAAAGTGGACTAATTGCAGAATCTATAAACTTTAGAACCGATTCTAAATGGATTAAGTTTGAAAGACAAAGTATCGGTACACAATATACAAGTGAGATTAAAGTATTAAAAGGATCTGCCAATTTAAATGATCCAAGATTTGCCAATCAAACACCATTTGTAGATCAAGATTTACAAATTGATTTGGGTGGTGGTAGTTTATTAATTGGGGTAACAACAACTAAAAATAATGTTCCCAACATCAGTGCTCCTATATTAGTTGTATCTCAAAATTCTTTTCAATGGAACATAAATGATTCATCTCCATTAAGTATTCCTTATGAATTGACGTATGATAATATAGATGTCATGCGGTCAACTGCACAAAGTACTGATTATGTCCAAATGTCTTTGGGTAAAATACAAAGACAATTACCAAAATCGGGTGAATTAAAATTAACAAAGACTGAATTACAATACATAGGTCAACATACCTTATATCTTCAACCAGTTTCTATTCGAGGTGGAATTGGTACTTTGCAAACCGTTTCAATAAATGTAATTAGTAAATCATTCTTACCTGGTCCTGATATTACGAATATCACTTACCCTGAAATGATTAAGGGTAAAGATTTTGCAGGATTTAATGTAGATTTTGATATTACTTGGCAATCAATAAATACAAACTATGTCGACATCTATGTAAGTAAGAAAGATACCGAATTTGTATTAGGCAGATTTTCACCTAGTGGTAAAACAACTTTCAATGTTCAAAAAGTATTAGAAAAAGCTAAATCAACTTTTAACGAAGATACTGATAAAATACAATTTAAACTTTTATTAGTACCAACAAACATTGAAGGTGATGAAATAACTGAAGGAGTTGTTGAAGAAATAGAAATACTTTTTGATAAAGGTGATTTAAAATTACAAAGAGGAAATGTTGTTTCTGATATTAGAGAAGCATTTAATAAACATTTTAATACCACGATATTCAAGGATGAGATTTCCAATTTACTAACCCACTACGTTCATTTTGGAAATGGTGATAATAAATTAATTGCAACTTGGGGTGTTGATACTGAAACTTTTTCTGTTTATAATGAAGGATTTGATGCGGAAGGAAATGCATTTAGAAGAAAATTAAATCAACCTAAATCATTAGTATTAAAATTATACGAACCTCTACCAACTTCAGTACAAGAAAATCAAACAGTTTGGATTTCTAAAGTTCAATCAATATCAATGATTGAGCAAATTTCTATAATTGGTGATATAGCAAATAATTGTACTCCGTTAACCCCAAACTTTAGTGTTGATTTGGGAGATGATATTGGTTATCAAATTCTTGATGAATTAATATCAAGTGGTTCAAATACATCTACTGATTTAATAGGTCAATTTGTATCCTCATCGGAATTTTCATTGGCTGATTTAAATATACAATTTTCATCTACAACTAAAGTGGAATCTGGTTCTATTTTAGTTGATAGTGATAATACTTGGGGATGGGCTAATTTTGTAAAATATTCTTCTGCTAAGGAACGAGTGGAAAATTTTATTTATAAAATAAAACTTATAGAATTTTATAATCAAAAATATGAAAATTTAACCACCGGAACTGATTGGACAGCTTCTTTAACTGTTGTAAATGAGGCCAATTCATATGTTAGTAAAATATCAAAAGTAAAAAATGATTTTGATTCATTTGAAAAATTTTTATATCTTTCTTCTTCAACCGATGGATTGACATATCCAGGCGCAGGTGGAACTCAATTATCTGCATCAACCGATACAATTGTTTTGGATTGGTATGATACGATTATAACATCTGCAGAAGATTATGATTATTATAACACATCTAATCTTGTAAATAATTTACCACAACATATTCAAGATGATGATGCAGGACAAGAATTTATCTTGTTCTTTAATATGATTGGTCAACATTTTGATATTATTTGGTCCTATACCAAAGGATTACAACAATCTAAAAAATTAGAACATAAATACGAAATAGGTATTAAGGATGAATTGATTTACCATATGTTAGAATCTCTTGGATGGGATGCTGATATGGGGGTTAAATCTCAATTCTTATGGGAATATGCATTTGGTAAACATTCAGATGGAACTCAAATTTCCACTATGAGTGGTAAACAAAGACAACAAGAAATCTGGAGAAGATTACTAAATAACTTACCATATTTAACTAAACATAAAGGTACTAAGAGAGCATTACATGCTGCAATGGCTTGTTATGGTGTTCCTGCTTCATTATTGACGGTAATGGAATTTGGTGGACCACAAGATCCAGAATTAAATGCTACCACTAAATTTACATTTGAAGATAGAACTGCTGCATTAAATTTAAATGGTTCATCACAAATTTCAGTAGATTGGAAAGA